GCTGCAACCGCCTCTGGGCCTTCGCCGAGGAGCCGACGCGTGTCTCGATCTCCGGTGCGTGAGGGTCGCGCGCCCATGCTCCTCGACCGCTGGGGCCGCCCCGTCCGGCGCGCGGCGCTGACCGAGCCTGTCGCCGCCCCGACGCTCGGCGGCGTGCGCTCGCCGATCTCCGGGTATCCTGGCGACGGGCTCGACCCCGTCCGTCTCGCCACCATCCTGCGCGAGGCGGACGCGGGGGAGCTCCTGCGCTATCTCGAGCTCGCCGAGACGGTCGAGGAGCGCGATCCGCACTACCTCGGCGTACTGGCAACCCGGAAGCGGTCCGTCGCCCAGCTCGACCTCAAGGTCGAAGCCGCGTCGGACGGCGACGCCGACGTGGCCATCGCCGACGCGATCCGCGACTGGCTTACCCTGGACGATCTCGCCGCCGCCCTCTTCGACATGCTCGACTGCGTGGGCAAGGGCTATTCCTTCACCGAGATCATCTGGGAGCGGACAGAGGGCCAGTGGCGCCCCGCGCAGCTTGTCCTGCGCGACCCGCGCTGGTTCCGGTTCGACCGGACCGACCTTTCGACCCCGCGGATGATCGCCGAGGACGGAACCGAAGCGCCGCTGCCGCCCTACCGCTTCGTCTTTGCGCGCATGCAGGCCAAGAGCGGCCTGCCGGGGCGATCCGGCCTTGCCCGTCTCGCCGCCTGGGGCTGGATGTTCAAGGCCTACACGCAGCGCGACTGGGCGATCTTCACCCAGACCTACGGGCAGCCGCTGCGTCTCGGTCGGTACGGGCCAGGCGCCTCGGAGCAGGACCGCGAGACGCTGTTCCGCGCGGTCGCCAACATCGCAGGCGACTGCGCCGCGATCGTACCGCAGGACATGCCGATCGAGTTCATCCAGCCGCAATCGCTCGCCGGCTCGGCCGAGCTCTACGAGCGGCGTGCGGACTGGCTCGACCGGCAGATTTCCAAGGCGGTCCTCGGACAGACCACGACCACCGACGCCATCTCGGGCGGGCATGCGGTGAGCCGCGAGCATCGGCTCGTCCAGGAGGACATCGAGCGCGCCGATGCGCGTGCGCTCGCCGCGGTCCTGAACCGGGACCTGATCCGCCCATGGGTCGACCTCGAATGGGGGCCGCAAGCGCGCTATCCCCGCGTGTCCCTCGTCCGCCCCGAGGCCGAGGACATCGAGCGGCTGTCGCGCACGCTCGCCGCCCTCGTGCCGCTCGGACTGCGCGTGCAGGCCTCGGAGGTGCGCGACAGGCTGGGGCTCGCAGAGCCCGAGGACGGTGCGGAGGTGCTCGCGCCTCAGGCCGCCCCGCAAACCGCCCCGCGACCTGCGCCGACACCCCCTTCCGAGGCCAGCCAGACCCCGCTGGAGGTGCAGTCGCCGGACCCTGCCGGCGCAATGGCCTCATTGAACGCGACTTCGGGGGTTTTTGAAGGGGGGTCGGGCGTTCGGGGCATGGTGACCGCCCCCAGAGCGGAAGGGCCTCCAGCGGCCCTCCCAGCGGCTCCGGGTGCCGTGCCCCTTCTGACCGCTCGGGCCGCGGCCGAGACCGCCCCGGCCATGGCCGCGATGCTGGCCCGGATCGAGGCGATGGTCGCGGCAGCAGGTTCGCTCCCGGAGCTCGCCGAGATGCTCCGCGCGGGCTTCGCCGAGGTCGACGCGGCCGAGCTCGCCGCCGTCCTGGGCCAGGCACTGCTCGCGGCGCATCTTGCGGGGCGTGCCGCGGTGCTGGCGGACGGCGATGGCACCTGACGCTGCCCTGCGCGCAACGTTCAAGTCGCCCTTCCCGGAGCAGGTCGCAGCCCTGCGGCTCCGCTTCGCGGACCTGCGCGACACGCAGGCGTGGACCGATCTCTGGCAGGCCGAGCACGACCGGGCCTTCATGGTCGCCGGCGCGACGAAGGCCGATGTCCTCGAGGACCTCGCGCAGGCGGTCGATCGCGCGGCCGCCGAGGGCCGGGGGCTCGAATGGTTCCGGACCGAGTTCCGGCGGATCGTCGAGACGAAGGGCTGGCACGGTTGGACCGGCGAGGGCACCGCGGGCGGCGAGGCCTGGCGGACGCGCGTGATCTGGCAGACCAACATGGCGACGAGCCACGCCGCGGGCCGGCGCGCGCAGCTTGTGAAGGCCGGGTTCCGGTACTGGGTCTACCGCCACGGCGGCAGCCTCGATCCGCGGCCGCAGCACCTCGCCTGGGACGGGCTCGTCCTGCCGCCCGACCATCCGTTCTGGGCCACGCACTCGCCGCCGAACGGTTGGGGGTGCAGCTGCTATGTCGTCGGCGCCAACGGCCCGGCCGGCATCCGTGCGGTCGGCGGCGATCCCGCCAAGACGTTGCCCCCGGGCTGGGAGAAGGCCGACCCGCGCACCGGCGCGCCGAAGGGCATCGACCGCGGCTTCGCCCATGCGCCGGGTGCGACCGTTGCAGAGACCGTCCGCGCGCTCGTCCCGAAGCTCGATCACCTGCCGGCGCGGCCGTCGATCGCCCTGATCCAGGAATGGCTTCAGCTGCCGTCCTTCGCGGGCTGGATGCGCGCGCCCTCCGGGAACTGGCCGCTCGCCCGGCTGTCCGACACGGATGCCGAGGCGATCGGGGCGAAGGTCCGCATCGGTCTGCTCTCCGAGGAGACGATGCTCGAGCAGCTGCGCGAGCATCCCGAACTCACTCCAGCCGACTATGCGCTGGCGCAGGCGGCGGTCAGCAGGCCGACCTTCAGGGTTCCCGACGGACCGGCCTCGATCGTCTTCGTTCTGGTCGATCCGGGGCCGGAGCGCGGCGGCATCGTCACGGTCGTGAAGGCGACCGTTTCGGGCAACAGCCCCTTCGTCGTCAGCCTGCGCCGATTGTCGCGCGACGACGCCGAACGAGACCGGACGATCCGGAGCCTGCTCCGGCGGGCGCCGTGAACGGAGGTGGCGCGGGCGGCGGCCCCTCCCGCCCGGTTGCCCGGAAACCCCGCATGGCGCTCCGGTCGAATGGACCGTGCTACGGCCAGGAGACTTGCACCGTTTCGCGCCCGCAGGGTCGACATGGCGCGTCACGCAGGGTGGCGCAAGCGCGGAGAATGCGATGATCACGATCGACATCGAAGACGACGAGATCCGGGCGGCGCTCGCCGGCGCACTCGCGCAGCTCGAGAACCCGGCGCCGCTCATGGCGCAGATCGGCGAGGCGCTCCTCGTCAGCACGCGGGAGCGCTTTGCCCGGGGCGTCGACCCCGACGGCAGCGCCTGGGCCCAGCGGTCGCAGGCGACCCTCGATCGCTACGCGGCGATGAAGCCGCCCCGCAGGCCGGGTCCGAAGCCGCTGACGCTGTCGGGCTACCTGCAGCGCAGCCTGTTTCCCTTCTCTGCACCGGACCATGCCGGGATCGGCGCGCCCGCGATCTACGCCGCGGCGATGCAGTTCGGCGCCGCGCGCGGGGCCTTCGGTTCGACCGCACGTGGCGCGCCCATTCCCTGGGGCGCGATCCCGGCGCGGCCGTTCCTCGGGCTTTCGGCGAAGGACCGCCAGACGATCCTCGATCTCGTTGCCGAGGCGCTCGAGGCCGCGACGGGTTCCGCGACGGCCTGACCGCGCCACGCGCCACCCGAGGGGCCGCAGGCCGCGCTTGACCGGCGTGCCCGGGCGGCGCAGGCTTGCGCAAGACGGTGCTCGATGCCCCGGAAACCCCCGCCCGCAAGCCGTTGCGGGTGTTTTGCCGGGCCGGTCGCCGCGACAATGCGCGCATGACCCGAGCCGCCGAGATCATCGCGCATGCCGCCGCACTCGACCTGCCCCGCGCAGGCGAGGCGGCGCCCGACTGGGTGCATCTCCTCCCCGCGGGGCCCGAGCTGCGCACCTTCGACGGACGCGGCCCCTACCGGGTCGAGGACCCGGCGGCCGTGGTCGCAGCCTCGCGCCTCGAGCGCTTCGACGGCGAGCTGCCGATCGACGAGAACCACGCGACCGACATCAGGGGCGCGGCGGGCGGCAGCGCCCCGGCCTTCGGCTGGATCACCGCCATGGAGGCGCGCGCCGACGGCATCTGGGGCCGGGTCGCCTGGACGGCCGAGGGCGCCCGGCTCGTCGCCGGCCGCGCCTACCGCGGCCTGTCGCCCGTGATCGCGGTCGACAAGGCGACCGGCCGCGTCCTGCGGCTGCTCAGGGCATCGTTGACCAATGTCCCGAACCTGCGCGGCCTCGCCGCGCTTAACATGGAGAGCCCCGTGACGTTCATCGAACGCCTGGCGGCCAGGCTCGGCCTGCCCGCGGACGCGGGCGAGGACCGGATCCTCGCTGCCCTTCCCGATCCTGCCGGAACGGCCGAGGCGCAGGCCGCGCTCGGCGAGATCGGCACGGCGCTCGGCGTGAATTCGGCCGAGGCCGCCGTCGTGCTCGCCGCCGCCCACGCTGCCGCGACCGCGCGCGAAACCCTCGCCGCCACGCAGGCCGAGCTCGCCGAGGCGCGGGTCCGGCTCGCCGCCGCCGAGGCCGCGCAGGCGCGCCGGCACTCCGAGGCCTGGATCGAGGCGGAGATCGCGAGGGGCCGCTACGTGAGGCCCGACCAGCGGCAGGTGCTGGTCGAGATGCACATGGCCGATCCCGCGAAAGCCGCGACCGTGCTCGCCGGCTATCCGTCGGTCGCCCCGGCCACCCCGCCGGGCACGGCGCGCGGCACGCCGAAGGCCGGCGCGCCGGCGCTGACCGAGCTGCACCGCGAGGCCGCCCGCCGGCTCGGCGTGAGCGAGGAGGCGGTGGCCAAGGTCCTCGCCCAGGAAGCCATCGACCGCAAGGAGACCCGCTGATGCCGCCGCTGACGGATGACCGCAACACGCCCGAACTCGGCTACGGCTCGATGACCGGGCTTCTCGGCGCGAGCCAGACGATCTTCGCCGGGGCGCTCCTGATGCGCAACGCCGCCGGGCACATCATCCGGGGCGCGACCGCGACCGGCGCCGTCGGCGTCGGCCGCGCGGAGGAGCGCAAGACCTCCACCTCGGCGGGGGTCACCGGGATCGTCTACCGCCCCGGCACCTTCCGCTATGCGAACTCGGCCTCCGCCGACGAGATCACGGCGGCCGACATCGGCCGCGCCTGCTGGATCGTCGACGACGAGACGGTGGCGCGGACCAATGGTTCGAACACCCGTTCGAAGGCCGGCACCGTCGTCGCCGTCGAGCCGCTCGGCGTCTGGGTGCGCTTCGACGAAGCCCTCACCAACGCCACCTGATCCTGACCGGAGCCTGCAATGATCATCTCTTCGCCCGCGCTCGACGCGCTCAGGGTTTCCTTCAAGGCCGAGTTCCAGGCCGGCATCGGCGCCACGCCGATGATGAAGGACCGGGTCGCGACCACCATCCGCTCCTCCACCGGCGAGAACCGCTACGGCTGGATGAAATCCCTCACCGGCATGCGCGAGTGGCTCGGCCCCCGCGTCGTCGACAACCTCTCCGAGGCGCAGTACTCGATCGTCAACCGCCACTTCGAGAAGACCGTGGCGGTCGACCGCAACGACATCGAGGACGACAACCTCGGCCAGTACGCGGCCGCCTTCCGCCTGATGGGCGAGACGGTCGCGGCGCAGCCGGAGCTCCTCGTCTGGAACCTCCTGCGCGACGGGTTCTCGACCAACTGCTGGGACGGGCAGTTCTTCTTCGATACCGATCACCCGATCCAGCTCGAGAACGGGCAGACCGGTACCTATGCCAACACCGACGGCGGATCGGGCACGCGCTGGTTCCTGATGGTGACGTCGAAGGCGATCCGGCCGATCGTCTACCAGGAACGGAAGGCGCCCGAGTTCACCTGGAAGGACCGGCCGACCGACGACAACGTCTTCTGGGAGAAGCAGTTCGTCTACGGCGCCGACATGCGCTGCAACGTCGGCTACGGCCTGCCGCAGCTCTGCTGGGGCTCCCGCCAGACGCTGTCGGCGACCACCTACGCGACCGCCCGCGCCGGGATCATGGGGATGCGCGGGGACGGCGGGCGGCCGCTCGGCCTCGTGCCCGATCTCCTGGTCGTGCCGCCCTCGCTCGAGAGCGCCGGCCGCAAGCTGCTCAACTCCGAGTACGCTGGCGGCGGCGAGACGAACGAGTGGAAGGGCACCGCCGAGCTGCTGGTGGTGCCGTGGCTCGCGTGAGCCGCAGCCGCAAGGCAGCGCCCGCCACGGTTGCACAGCCGGAGGCCGGGCCTCGGGGAGAGGTCCGGCCGGCCGAACCGGTGCCGGCCGCCGCCCCGATCGCCGACGCCCCGGTCACCGCGGTCGCGGTCATGGGGCCGGCCGGCGGCCGCTGGCGCGCCGGGCGCCGGTTCGGGCCCGAGCCCGTCCTCCTCGCACGTGCGGCTCTCGGCGATGAAGCCTTCGAGGCTGCGCTGGCCGCGATCCGCGCCGATCCGATGCTCGCGGCAATCCCTGTCGACCCCGGCCCTGCGCCGGCCGCGGACTGACGCGCTCCGGTGCCGCATCCCCCGCGGCACCCTCCCTGCGGGCCGGGCGTCGCTCCGGCCCGCGGGACCCTGCC